CAAGTTGCTCATAGTTAGTAACATAAATGCCCATTTCAATATTAGTTTCACCAAATTGCCATAAAATATCACTTATTGCCTTCTTTTTAGTAACAAACAATACTGACTTAGCACCAAACTTGTGAGCCGTTGCCATAGCAGTTAAGGTCTTGCCTGTGCGAACTTGCATTGCTAAATAAGCAATCTTATACTTCCTTAGCAGTTCAACCGCCTTATTACTTATCTTCTCCTGGTAATCTCTAAGTATCATAGCTTTTCTAATTCTTCTTGTACATCCATCCACCATTTCATTGTTGATGTAACATCAGTATTTAGTGGATTGCTATGTGGGTTTGAGCATATTATTTCTTGAACAGCTACTAATGCACATTCAATTGCCACTTTTTTACTAACAACTTTTGACATATATCTAACTACTAAATATGCTGCTTTTTCTTTTGGTGTCATAATTCATCGTTTAAAATAATTACACAATCATTGCAACCTCTACCCTCACAATTCGGGCATACCTCATCAGGTTCATTCTGAGGCAATATTACAGACCTAACATACCCCATCAATCTGAACTGCTCAACAGTTACTTTAAGGTGTTGTACGGCTTCGCCAGAGTAGATCATGGCATCAATAAGTTCTCCAAGGAGTTTGTGTCTTTCGTAGGTGTTGAGGTCACCCCATTTAGGCAATTGCATTTCGGACATAGTGATTGTTTTTTTAAAGTGATAGTGTATAAAGATTTGCAGCATCGGCATTTAATCCAAATCGGCATCATGTTGAGCTTCATCTTCTTCGTAATAGTTGCCATATTTTTCAAGTTGCCAGAGTTCGTAAGGTGTCATTATTTATATGTTTTATTAAAATATTCTTCACCATTTTTATCATCAAGAGCATCATGGAATTGAGAATTATATTCTCCATAATTATGAGCATTTATTATCTGCTCCTTCTCCATTGCTTTTGCTTCTGCTATGTCATCTTGAGATAGGTAACCTTGCCTGTGGTGATACCTTAATGCTAACCATTCAACGGGTGTTTGTTTTTGCATTGTGTTTATTTTTTATCTAAAACATAAAACAATTCCTAAATTATTTTTATAACATTTACATTTATTAGTTATATAACTTGTAATGTTTTTAACTCCAAGTGCATTCTGTGCTTCATAAGCTGAATTAAATTCATATATCAACTCTTTTTTTGAAACATCATAAACCTTTACTTTTCTATTTAAAGCACCAGATAATGAAGTTCTATTGTTTATGTTCATGGTTTTATTATTATTTCAATTGTTTTACCTCTAAGAATATCGCTTAATAGTCCATCAAGTTCCTCACGTTGTTCAGGGTTTAAAAGTGCCAACTTCTCAGTAAGCGAGTCATACGAAAATGCATCACTTGCAATCTCCTTTCTCATACCTTCTCTCACCTCATCATCAAAGTGAGGGTAAGTTACAACATCTCTAAGTATCCAATTTAGCTTTAACGAATAATTGGCAAATATTGTGGCCCCACGAGTGCCTGGTGCTGACCTAACAAAATCCTTTGCATACTCATCAGCTAACTTTAAATGATGGATACATGATACAACTGAACTACCCATTGATGTCTTTTTTCATACGTTCTAAATAAAGGATGGCATCCATAAGTTCCTCTTGCAAGTGGTTCATCCAATCAACCACATCAAGATCATTTCTCTCTAAGGTTGACCCATACTTTGTGATGCCTCGTTGTGACCTTTCGTTGAACTTGTTAACCACTTGCTCTACAATTTTATCCTTCATTCTTTTGATGTGTTATTTGGTAAGATGTGCGCTTTGGCTTGATGTCCTCATTGATTGATTTCCAAAGTGAAAATGTTGTTTGGAAGGTCTGCCAATCCTTTGCTGACTCCTCAAGTGTTCTGGTGAGTAATTGCCAACCAATGCCTTGTATTGCTCCTCCCTTTCCTGCTGTCCTTGTCTTGGCATTAAGCCACAATATAGCCACTCCCTCAACATGATAGTCATATTCCTTTAGCAATTCATTATAAGCTGCTAATTGAAGCCAATATGACTCGTGCATATTGTTTGATGTCTTAATGTCAACCAGGTACTCTTTGCCATTTATCTCAAGCACTCTGTCAACTGTGCCGGCAAAGCCAAGCACATCAGATGAGAAGTGCATCTCCATCATTCGCATCTTTGGAGTCTGGGTATTGCAAAAGTCAACATACCTCTCAAACATCGCCCACTCAAGCATCTTGTACTTAGGCTTCCCGTATTGGTTGACAAATGTTACCTCTTGGTGTTGGTCATATTGCTCAGTCAGTTCATGCACAAGTGAACCTCTGCGCCCTGCCTCATCACGAATGGTGTCAGCATCTTGGCCCACATCTTTGAGCCATTTAAAGAACGCTGCATCCTTTGGGTATGCCTCTAAAATTGTGGTGACTGATGGCACATAGTTGCCGTTTTCAGTTGCATAGAACCGATTGTCCACGAACTCAATCCGGCCTTTGTTGATGTCAATGTTGAAATTTTGCATTAGTATTTGTTTTAAAAGTGAGGACAAGGTATGGGATTCGAACCCATATCTCCGCATTTTTGCGGATGCTACCCAAGTCGGTATTTATTCCCGATTACACCAACCTTGTCTAAAGTCTAAAATGGTACTTCATCAGATTCTTCAGCCTTTGCACCAAATAGGCTTTTGGCATTGTTCTCAAGGAACTCCATCCTATCGGAGTCATCCCAAGTGTCCTTGCCTTTTACTTTAATCTTTACCAGGTCAGGCATCCCATTAGGATTGTCCTTTGTAAATGCCCACTTTAAGCCACTACCATTTTGGTTCAAAAAGCATACACTTTTCTTCTTGTCACCCTCAATGGTAAGCTTTGGGGTGATTTGCACCCTTTGCGATAGGTTGACATTTGGAATTGTCTTGAGGAAAGATGCACTATAACCAGATGAGAAGTTCATCTCAAGCTGATAGTTTACACCATTTGACTCAACTTGCACTACCAAGAACTTGCCATAGTCGGACTCCTTTGTGCCTACTTCTTTGATTGTCCCCTCAAGAGAGTCATAGAACATCTCAAATACTTCGCGACCTGCTTTGTTGACACGAGATACTGCGCCTTCTGTCTTTTCTTTGAAACTCCTCACGAGTTTTCCGTTGCTAATGCTTAAAAACACTTTTGATCCGCCTTGACTGTTAGTTAGTCCCATTTTGCTTTGTTTTATTGTTTAAAAATTCTTGCTTTGTTTGGTAGCACCTAAGTATCTCTGCCATTTTATCGTTGTATACCATTTGGTCAACAGTTTGGCTATACTTGTACTCAAAATCCTCAATCTTGTACCTAATGGCTTCTGCACTTCCTTTTGACATATAGTAGATGTCAAGGGTGAGTGAGTTGTACTCATCCCAGAAGGCTGACGGTATCTGATATAAGGTTCTGCGTTGTACCATTTTTTGTACATTACTCTTGTCATAATTAATCATCACTATCCCCACTAAACTACAAGCCAGAAGCAACAGGCATAGATATAGCATCTTGGAGTTGGTTTAATGTGTTGACCAATTTTATATAAGTTGATTGCCTCATCTTACCAGAGTTTTCTGCTCTGTTCACTGTAACTGTTGTGACACCACTAAGTGATGCCAACTTTTCTTGGGTTAAACCCTTTTGTTTTCTTAGTTCTCTAATTTCTTTCATTGCTATTTGTTTTTGTTTATAAAGCAAAGATATATACTTAATACATACAAAACACAAAATAGATATATATTTTTTTTAATAATATAAAAAAGAAACCCAACCATAGAAATAGCTGGGTTTTCCCTACATTAAATCAACCAAAAACTAATAGATGCTGTACGAAGTTTTGCCGTTCACTCTTGTTGCTCTCAATATCTGCTTTCTTTGCTTACCGCTTGACTCATAGGAAACGTGTACCCAATCTGGGTTTTCTTTATCACCAAACTCAAAAATTAGCTGATCAAACTCAAGGTTATCCTTGATGTAATCAAACACCATCCTATTGGTTACTCCATTTGGTGTACCATCCATGTCTATATCAATCGCTTCGCCCTGGCAATGTTGTGAGGTCAATGAACCACCAATGGCAGCGTTCAACTCCTTGCTTCTATATCCGGATGAGATAATAATTGGGCATCTGAAGTGTGTTCTTATTGGTTCAAATATCTTCTCAGCAAGTAGTTTAAAGTTTGCAATGTGTGCCTCTGTTGGCATATTGCTTATTCCTTTACGTTTTGCTGACTCGCTTCTTGTTACTTCTGACAAATCAAGATGCTCCGACAATTTCATTTTCTAAGTTTTAAATATATAAATAATGCAATAAGAACCAAAAGCGATATTAACCAAGATAAGCGACTATCTGCTTTTCCTTTCCATTCTATTACCTCTCCACCTAAACGTGCTGAATCAGCCTGTAATAACCTTACACGAGCATTATCTACAATGAAGGACTTAATGGTATCGTGAATGGTTACAGACTTGATTATATCCCTTGTTTTCCAATTGGTGATATAAACAAATTCGTTTACTTTTTGTGTGTCAACTTGAATATCTATGTTCACTAAAGTGTCAAACTCAACCAAGGTATCAGACTTGACAATAAAGGTAGTATCATTGGCACACCATCCTCCCTTTACTACAACCTTTGCGACTTCTTCAAGTTTATCTTGGTCACGCAAAACCTGCTTAACTGGGTTGCATCCAACAAGTAAAAGCAATAAAAGACTAATCTTTGTTCTCATCCTTCTTGAATATTTTCTCTGCTGAAGTTAAACCGAGGCAACCAAACGCAAGAGCAGACACAGAGTAAACCAGTGCCTCACTTGGTTCGGTTTCGTAGAATGAATTGTGGTACATTGTAACGCAGATGATGACTACGCAAGTAAATCCGCAAAGTCTTTTCATTGATAGTCTGCCGTTTTCTTCACAAAAGAATTGTTTCATTGTTGTTCAGTTGAGTCAATTGATGAAATGGAATCCGTAGAAGTTTTCTTTCTACCCCAAAAGTTTGTCTTTTCCTTGATGATGATGGTATCCCTAATGGTAATGGTCTTGACTATTTTTGCATCCTCTTTGAGTTTAGCATTTTGCAATTTGATAGTTAATACGTTTAGCAATACTTGCTTCTCTGCTTTCTCAATATGCTTGTCAACTTTTGGGAGGAATTTTACAATAGTGTCAATATGTTCCCTTGATTGCATAATGATAGTATCAACCCCATCAAAAAGGATTTTCTCCTCTTTGACAGGGTTGGCACATGATGAGATAAATAGTAATACAATTAATCGTTTCATTTGATTTTTCCGAGTTCTTGAAGGACTAAGATTTTAGATGTTGTGGCAGAGAGCAATGAATCAGACCTCTTGAGTTGAATCCCAAGAGCATCAATCTTTGCTTCTAACTTTTCTATCTTGCTTCCTTGCCGTTCAATCTGCTCGGTGTATTGCATCTTTTGGTCTACATACAAATAACCAATTGCAATCAATGTTATGAACAGAAAACCTTTAACTGGGTCTTTGCTGAACTGCTCAAATGAAATCGGTAATGCACTAATCTTTTTATCCATTTTCGTTTTTCTCTTTTTGGAGTTCTTCTGCAATCTTTTGGTTAACCTCTTGGAGTTGCTTCTGAATATACTCTAAGTTAGCGAGCAGGTCATAGGCAGCAGCTTTCATTTCTGTAAGTGTCATAGTTTAAAATTTAGATTCAAATTTACTAAATAATTGTGAGATTAAGTTTCTCCGCACTCCAATTGTAAATCCAAGCGTTGATTGCCATTGCGGGTTGGTCACCCCATGCAACATAATCCGCGGAATCTATCGTAAGATTACCTTGAGCAACTTGCTCACCCATTGATTCAACACCTTCAGCATCTACAACCTTGGTGAACAACTGCCAATAGTTCGTAGCACTATTTTCATAGTTGTCATTAATGCAAGTCACTTGAAAATACTCTGCTGATTTGCTTTCGCCATTTACCCATACATTGATAGGTTTGATTTGTTTTGCCATTTTTATATATTTAAAATTTTATACTAAAGTGAACGTCTTTGTTACTCCTCCGATTCTCATTTTAAGGTCAGTACCATCAAACCAAATATCTCCGTTTACGGGTGATGTTGGAGCAGTACCCGATGCAAGATTGATTTGTGCTTTTGCAGTTGTTGCTGCTGCATAAGAAACTTTGCCAGTTGATTCAATTGTCAAATGTGCAGTTGATGAAGCACCTGCTGCGAATTTGATTGTACCACTTGCATTATCGTTCAGTATTCCAATATCACCATTAGCATCATTATAAATACCTGCATCACTTGCTCCAAATATTTTATATGCATTAGTTGTTGGACTATTTTTTACTAACTGAAAATTTCCATTTGCTCCTGCTATGTTCAATATAGGTGCAGCAGCCGTTCCGCTTGTTTGATTTCTTACAGTTAATAAAGTAGCACCATTCTGATTAACTGCCACAGTCATCGCACCATTAAACGTACTTGCCCCACTCACCCTTGCCGTTCCGTTGACATCAAGACGAAAACCTGCGTCTGTGAATGTTCCTCCGTTTTGTAATACAACATTACCAGTTGCACCAAATACTTGCATTTTAGTAACTGAACCTGTTTGCAATGTAATATCCGTACCAAGTATAGTCCTAATATTTAATGAACTATACCCACTAATAACCGCAGCAAGGTTTAAATTAATCTCACTACCACCTGCTCCAGTATGACCTGCAATTACTTTACTTGTGTTTGCTAACCTTAAAGCATATTGCGTAGTAGTGTCAATAGTTACTATGTTATTGATTGTAGTTGCTCCATTCAGCAGATTGGCAGCAGTCCCTCCCCCATACAATCCCCAACCGCTATTGTTTGACCATTCAATACTACGCCAATCAGCAGCAGCGGTTAAGGTGGGGGTAACGTATAGACCACGGGTGATGCCGTTTGCACCGCCTGTTTGGTTGATTCCAGGACTTAAATTTAAACTTGCAAATGTTGCTGTACCACTTGT